GCCGAATCCACTTATCTCGCTCATTGCTGGAGTAAATCTATATTTAGCTAAGTGGTTCAGGTAGTAGTCAAGATAATTTTCTTGGAGATCAGCCGATGCCTTGGCTTCTGGACTAGCATGATAGGCGTCAGCCGCTCGGTTCCACTCTTGAAATTCCTCGTTGGACATGATCGAAAACCCAGACGCCTTGATCGCCTCTTTCAACTTATCGAGAACGTCATCATTCGTCATGGTTCACTCCTCTTCATCCGCGACTTCGTGACCCCGCATGAATGCTAGTTCGGCTATTCTTTCTGGAGGATTTTCTAACACTTCGCCGCAATCAAGGTCTAGCTGCACGCCCTCCAAATTATTTGACTCGTTGACTAGAAAAGAAAAGATCCTCCAGCACCGTGCGCAATGCTTGAAGTCCGCTGGTCTATTTTCCCAAATGCCAGAAGAATAATGATACCGATGTCCCGAACGGATGGATTCCCGGCAGGCGATGCACTTGTGATCCTTTCGGGCCTTGCGCCACTTCTCGGTCCACGCACGAGGCACTTCATCGGTCTGACACATCACTCCATCTCGTCCACGATGTAGGGTGGATCATCCTGAAACGCCTCATCCGTAAAGCCGCCGTCCGCTGTGATGGCAAGGAGGGCCAGGATGAAGGCGATGACGATCATTTCTCTGCCGTCTCCATATCCGGCACCACGCCCCAGCCCCCGCACTTCTCGCACGCAAACTGTGCCGCCTCAGCTTCCGTATACCACTTCCCGAGTTCATATCCCATACGCCCTTTGCCGCCGCAGACAAAGCATTTCATCCAGATGATGTCGTCAAGGTTGGTCAACATACGCCTCCCACTCGCCCCAGGTCCAGCGGTCAGTGGGGGTCATTATCTTATCCCCAACACTTTCTTTGCCTCCCATACGGCCAAACAATCAAGGCACACAGTATCTGGATTGGCATTTTCATTATGGTCACCGTGGCCCAATTCGGACAACAGTAATTCATACTGACGAATGAGTAATTCAAGCGCTCCCCTTAGCTCTGCAGCACGATGAAACCAGTAGTCAGTGGGGGTCATGGCTTCCCCTTTGACTTTACATGATTGGTCTGTCATTTTGTCACACCCCCTATCATAATATCACCCACTATGTCTGTGTAAGACACAGAGGGGGTCTCAGGAAGACCCCCAATATGCCTATTATTTAGGCAGTCCGTTATAGCCTTCAGGCAAGTCTCTGTTATTAGCCACGGCCACACTATGTTGTCCTCAATCTCTAACCTACAGTAAATACAGTGTTGGTCTATATTTAACACTTCTGTAGTGTTATATAACACTATACCACACCTAGAGCATGTTGTTTCTGAGTAGGCCCAGTTCACTTGGTTTTTTTAACCGCTCCTGACAAGTTCTTGGTACGGGTAGCTCTAGCGATCTCTGGGGCCCCCCAAACATGGTCCCAGGCACTCCCACAACCAGGACACATCCGAGCATCGTGGTCCCCGCAAGTGTCACAGGGTACATCACACTGCTGCCAGGCTTCAATGGGTGATAGTTCCTTACAATCAGGACAAGCCCAATAGAGTCCTGCTGGCGCTCCGTGCCAACCCTCTGTATCTTCTTTCATTGTGCATCCCTATACCCGCATATTGGGCACAGCGCAAGAATCCCGCCGTCTCTAGCAGCGTTCCTTAATTCTTGCTGTGCTAGCTCAAGAGAGATGCGTAATTCGCCGTTTTCCTCCCATAGTCTGTCAAATTCAGTGCGTAGTTGTTGTTTGGCCTCTTCCCAGGTAATATCAAGGCTCATTTTCGGCCCTCCCACTCGAAAGAATAATGGTTGCCATCACCAAACCGACCCCCCCAGCGTAAAGGATACCCAACCTCTTCACCCCACTTCTCCCACAGTTCACCAAACCGTCTGTGCGCCTCTGTAGTCGATTGATATTCTAAACTGCCATCTACCCCTCGGATGAACAGATTTATGTCACCAGCGAGGCCCTGATGATGAACAGAGCCCTTCATGTGGTCTGATGTGGGGTCTTTGTCAGTCAGTCGCTCAGTTACCTCGTCAAAGCAGGCCCAGTAACCACCTTCATACATAGCTATAAGTAAGTGAGCTAAGTAGTAGCTAAATAAGCATCTTGCCTCACTTAGTTTCAACGTCAGCCCCTCCTTCACCATAGAAGATGATTTCTTCTCTGATATTCTCTAGTGCAATTACCATACCAATCAAAATGTGAGCAAACACTACGTCCTGATGATCTAAATACTCAGCATCCTTGATTAAGGCTCTAAGCTCTGCACTGGTCATGCTGTCCCCCTTTTCCCCCCAGGTACTATACCTAAGTGCTTGATAATATGGACTCCAGGCCATACTGACGCCATAACCTTGATAGCCGTAACAAAGTCAGGTGCAGCTATATCGACGGTCTCAGTCTCTTCTTGACCAGGCTTGCGAACCTGAAAGATATAAATTGCATTACCAGATTGGGCCATTACTACCTCCCCAAAACTGTATCAATCTGTGCCTGTGTGTATTTCTCAGACAATAGCTTACGCCAGCGTTTTAGTGCATGGCCCAGACGCTTTTTAACAGCACCAATCGTCACACCATCAATAACTCCAATTGCGGTCAGAGTTGCGCCATTACCTAATGCTAGTGCTGCCTCAAGGTACTTAGGATCATGCTTGCGCACATACTCAAACATTTCATACGCCAGTAACTGACGGGCTTCCTCTTCAATCTGACCATCTGGAGGAACGGTACGCTGTGAATCTGGGGCATCTCCTGTATAGATTAATCTGTTAGTATTACGCATAGCATTAAAAGCCCGTCGTGTAACTGCACCTAATACCCACGTCAAAGCTGTTGCTTCTATTGGGTTATATCTATGTATGTGTTTAAGTAAATATGTACATGTATCCTGAACAACATCCTCTGCTGTACCTCGGTCCCCCGTGATCTGTTCAGCACGGAGGACCAAGAGAGGGCGGTGGGCCATTAGAAATGTCTCGAATTGGTGTACGTTCATAGGCTAGTTATTCCTCGCTTTTGATGTTAGATATAATTGAACTGTTGTAATAATCTCATAAAAGGCTAACGGTCTTACAGTTTGACCTGACGGCAACATTATCTCTCCTACTGCAAAGAATAGGCATGATCTATACCGTTTACCCTCAACCTCATGTATAGAACCTGCCTCACCAAAGTCAGCCCCCTCATCGGGAAAAATAACGTCATCTGCCATTATAATATTCTTCGATTGAAGCGCTTACCCTTCCAAGATTGGGGGATAAAGCAGAAGGTCAAATCGTCATCTTTGAACTTATCGGAGACGCGTTCAGCGCGAGGAAAGTACCCTCCCCTCTCACTTTCTATAAAACGGTAGCGGCCTCGCGGTGTCAGCCTGTATTCAACTATAGAGCCTACACTACCAAACATCTCAAGGACTGCCTTTGTCGGTATACGCGAACCGTTACAATCTATACACCCAGAAATAAAACATACGTGAATACGCATAAACTTCATCTTAAATCTCCTTAAACCTGGGGCTCATCGCCGCCGTACTCAGTGACAATTGTAGGTGGCCCTACATACTTAATCTCAGCAATTCGTCGCCCCAGCTCAACATAGTGCAGAAACCCTGATGGAGAGTCAATATACTCACCCATAAACTCCCATCGTACTTCCCACCCAGCTTGAGACACAACAGCATCTAAGACACTCCCCAAGATAGTATGTCTGTCTAGGTCCCGCATGATCTGGCGAGTTTGAGCTGTTATTGTTCTTGTGAGAAGGTTAATGTGGACCATCTACTAATGCTCGGTCTAATCGCTCAGCAATAGCAATGAGCGCAAGTGCTTGGAGCATGAGAACGGTCAGTATGTTACCCCCACCACTTTCCAGGAGACGTTGCGCATCTTGACGAAGAGCCTCAAGTTTAACCTCTGTTTCGTGTCTCTTGCTCATTCCCATACCCTTTCTCCACATTCCCGACAATACGGCCATTCGTTTAATAGCCAGAAGGGCATTCTGTGACTACAATGCTGGCAAACCACCATATCGTCTGCCCGATCATCGTGGCGAAGGCTATCAAAATAGTCTATCTGTTCAACGTCAGTCATGTGCAGGGATTCCTTCTAGTCTGTCAATAGCATATACCATCTCTCGGCCCAGCTGCAGCATCACCTCGGTCCGCCCTTCCCTGTCGGTGACTTCTTCTAAATCTTCAACAGGCAGAATTAATGTGACAGCATACGCTGGGCGCTTAATGTTGTCCTTGAAAACCCATTGCTCTTTAGCGGCTATACTCTCAATTCTCATATAGTGCCTCCATATAATAAGTCGTGCTGCTCCTCCGTCCAAGGCACATCAGAAAGTGCTGTATCTAAAGTTGGTTCAACTTCCATTGGCTCAATAAACTCAATATCATCTATTGTGCCTATACATTCGTTAAATTGAAATATTCGCCCGTCTGGATACAAGTGGGCGAATGATATTTCTCCTGCCCTGTACGCTTCTGGTGTAGTTATTGCTCCACCACTCTTGTCACCGACTAAAAACCACTCTTTTCCCTTAAACCTTATTGTCCAGTCCATAGATCATCCTCCCGGGCTAAGGGTATAGGGACCATTACTGAGCCACATTCAGGACACCTAACCAAACTGTCATCATATATCATCTGACATTGTGGACAGCGGACTTTCTGTAACACGTTGAAAACTCTCCCTTTTATGGCCCTTGTGGTTGGCTACTGATAACCCTAACAGGTCAGCCGTGTTTCTGTCAAGTTTCATTTGTCCATCTAGAGCAGCCTGCTTGATCTTTACCAGAGCCTCACCAGCTAACTCAGGCCCGATGTCTGCCATCTCTAGGGCTACTGCAAGGTCTATGCCTGGACTGTTATTGTGGTCTGTTACTGTAATGGTTAGGTTATATACAGGCTTAGACTGCTGGGCCTTCCTTTGTGCCCATGCCTTTTTCATCGCACGGGACTGACGGCTGTGCTTGACTAGAAAATCTGTCATTGTTTTCTTTCTCCTTCAACTCGTCCCATAATTCAAGATCAGTGCCATCTGTTGTGGGACAGGTTGTGTGTGTCAGTAAGTACGGAATCAGCCTGGCTTTGCGCTCCCACCTAGTCTCAAGAAATTGTGCCATTTCCCTCCCCCTGGGCCAGGTTAACATTTTTGCTAATAGTCGGCCCTTATACTCAATGTCTCGTCGCTTACGGCGTGCTTTAAGAGCTTGGGGGGTCCACTTGTGGGCCATGTCATCACCCCCTATCGTAAACCTTGCCACAATTTGGACAACAAAGGTATGACCACCCGTTGCGTTCTGGGCGATTTTCAGTGGCCCACTTTACATCGCACCGCGGACAGACGGTCTTGATTTCTGGTGGTGGGATTCGTACCGAGATGCGCCGCAAGATTTCCGCCCGTTCTTTCCGATAATGGTCGGCATTGGTCTTGGCCTTGACGAAAGCAGGTGGGATCAAATCCAATCGGCGCATAATATGAGCGTTGAGGGCTTTCCAAGAGCGGAGGATGTGCTGTGGTGGACATTTGAACGATCCTCCGTGACTGCAAGGCTCCAATCTCCATGGTCCTGGCGTGTGCTTAGTCACTTTGTTACTCCTTTCTGTGGGCATGGACAATATCTCCGCCCACATTGTTTGCAGGGCTTCTCGTGCCAAGTGTAGTCTGGGTGTGCCAGCTTCGGGTGCTGGTTCACGCGCGGGGGCCAAGGTGCTCGTTTAGGCTTTGCCACGTTTCCCGCCTGAAGGACCAGACGGGCATGGCTTTTCCTCCTTAACCTTTACGTTGATCCCGTCGTAATCTATGTTAGACTTCAGTTCGGCTAATGCCTGCTCAACATCTCTTCTTTTCCCATTAAGGATGATTGTAACTTTCATTTCTCCTCCTTCTTATCTACTGCGTTAGCCAACAGAAGCACTAGGAATATAGATTGGACCCCGCGTCCTGTCAAGCTCTTCCAGGCAGGCATGTGCAGTTTTCCGGTAACACGGGTTCAAACCCTGTTAGCGTACGGATTATAGCCCTAGCCTCTTGGTGATCTGGACCGCCTATCATCCGGACCCCAAAGCAAGAGTATTTCATTGAATCACGGGCAATCCGTAACTGGTGAGCTTTTGGCGTGTCCATTGTCAATCCCCCCTTGTCCATGGTCCGGTTATTCGGACGTGCTTTGACCCAGTTCCCAGCCTTTGGCATTTTCGCTCCCCCTTTCTACTCATAATATGACGCAGGCTCTGTGCCCTGTCAAGCTCTCTGGTGAAGAAAATATAAACTAAATCTAATCGGTCTGCTGGCGGTTAGCTGGTCAAGTAAATACTGAGACACAAATGTCCCAACTGGGACAACAATGTCCCACTTTTCTAAGTGTAGCACAATTGGACAGTGGTATAATTGATACAGGATAAACTGTGATCAATAGTTGGCCTAAGTGGGCTATAGTATTAGCCTATACGTCGATTGACTTAGCCTATAAGTCAGCCGGGTCAACAGTCGTTCAGCCTTGTGATGTATTGTTAATACCTATACAGTGTATATACACATAGGTATTACCTATACTACTGTGTCAAATAGCACACCCATAGCCTTAGCCTATACCCCCACCCTTCCGTTGCACCCCCCCACCCTTGACATCGGCATAGGGGTCCCATTACGTCGTAATAAGACTTGACAACCATTCAATGAGAGGGTATAATGGGTCCCATAAAGGGGGTGACCGAGAGATGATTGATCCAGGAGACATCAGATGGTTGGCGGGTTTATTGGAGGGAGAGGGGTGCTTTCTCTACAAGAGCACGCCAAGCATAGTTCTGAAAATGAAGGACAAGGATGTTGTGGAGCATGCGGCTAATTTATTAGGCGGTAGGGGCGTAAGGCTAGGCGCACCTCCAGTCAAGCCACAGTGGAATCAGCAGTATAGTTGTGCAGTGTATGGCGCCCGGGCTGCAGGCTGGATGATGACACTCTACGGGCTTATGGGGATGCGCCGGAAGGACAAGATAAGGGAAGTCTTGGCTAAGTGGAAGGTTGCAAAGAGGGGATTGCCGATCGGGAAATATCACTTTAGGGCCGGTACGCTTGTTCGTGTTAACCCCGGGGGGCACGATTAACATCCCTACTTTCGCGGGGTTAGCTACTCCGGGGTTAATGAAAAGCATGCTTAACGTCCCTCTTTCTAACTATTTGGTTCCATTGGACGTGTTCACTCAACGCTGATATTCACCAGCGGGTGAACATTTGAAAACGTGCCCCTCCAGAGCACGAAACGCTAACAAACCCACAACATAATAAGCTAATAACTACCCAAACTATACAAACTGCAGCATTATACTGCATTTAATCATTGGGGGTGTCCCCCACCCCCTTGTATGCTTATACAAGCATAGTGGGTGAATAGTTAATAGAAATATGCTCTATAGGGGTACAGAAAGGCTACAGTTGTGTGTATAATGAGTGTATGTAGCAAAGAACGTACAGGGAGTAGTTTGACTAATGAAAGTTGATACTTGTTCGTACTCACAATCTCAAAGGTGGCAGAGCCTTTACTTTCGTCATTGTTGGCCGGATGGTACTGAGACGTTTAACTGGCGCTGGCCTGCTGGCTTTTGGTTATGGTGGTATGACGGGATATGTCCCTTTTGTGGCTGTGATGGATTGTTCTGACTATGGCATGGTGGAAGTTCTGGGATAAGCTTATATGGACTGTAGCCCGTTGGTCTGATGTAACTACCCCTTATTACAGGGAAATCATTGAGCATCAAATGGGGGAATCAGATTACACAAAATTCACTGCGAATCTAAAGGCTGTCCTAGATAAGGACCAAGCAGAGCGTAATAGAGCACTTAGGGACAATATAAACGCTCAGATATGGCGTGACTGTATGGGCACCGACGAGAAACCCAATAACAGGCTTTATAATCAGCCAACCGAGTCTCCGTCAGAGTGCCCATATTGTTCTCATGACCACTTACCGGACCAACTCTGCACCGTTATTGAAGAATGCAGCTGTGGGCATGGGTTGGACATGTGTGGGTGTCTGGGCCCCCCACCGGCTTTCTACTGCTCCACTTGTGGAGTCATACTGGGACCAGTCGAAGCAATTCGCCTGGACCTGGGCTACGGACCGGAGTTACTTTGTGATGCCTGTCTTGGAATCAATAACCAACTGGCCCTATGCTTTTGGCACGGCTAATCCCAATCCCCCTAACATCGAAGCTGACCAGGATGACGCCCTTGACGATCCCTACGGTGAGCCAAACGAGCTTTGAACCATATCTGACTGAGGACAAGCGGCGTGCCATCTTCCCGTGTAAGAACTGTGGTGGTGAGGTTTCCTATCGGGCCGATCATCCCTTAACCAACTGGAAAGACAAGGTACATAGCTGCCTTGATTGTTCCTCTGACCCAAACGACATTATCAAGGATGGGCCCTTGTTTGACACCCCGCCCGCATGGCGATCTGACGAGTTGGAGGATGAGCAATCACACACTCAAACTAGCCAAGAGGCTTTCCAAAAAGCTGAACTCTCTGGTTCCATTGAGTACCTTGACCAAACTGACCAAGGTATCTATCCAGAAGCAGAAGGTCCACCGGCACTCAAAGACCACTCAGTAGTAAAACTCTATACAGTCAAAGAACTCCAGGTTATGCTTGGCCTGTCTAGGAACAGAATACTCGCATTCATTCGCCATTACATAGACCCTATTGATGGCGCTGTCTTCATAGGTAATCGAAAGGTTGTACACGCATGGGCACTGAACCACGCGCTCTCTCAACGGACGACTCGGGCGATGAAAGAGATAAAAGCCCGTCGCAGGACGCCCAAACCCCCGTCGAAGGCGAGATTACACTTCCAACAGTTGGAGCAGGAGACGATCTCATCAGCGAATATAACCATGACGGACTCCCAGAATACCTCCTCAGAGATGCCGTCGCAGTCCTCTGGCGAGAAGTACTGGACAGACTACTTGAAGGAACCATCTCCCCCGCCAAGATCGCTAAAGAAATAGGCTGCAACACAGAGCTGGTCCGTAAAGTCCTAAACGACACAGAGTTTATCAAAATCTACGATGCCTCCAAGCAGGACATGGCTGTGTCTGCTGTTGACCGTGTGCGGGCTAAAGCGCATATCTGGATGAATAGAATGGAGCGGTTAACAGTCTGTCCTGACCCACATGTAGCAAGAGCAGCCCTAACCGACCTTTTGAACCGTGCTGGGACTGCCGCTACGACAAAGGTTGACTTAGGTGTGGCAGCTTACAGAAAGGCTGTTGAGCGCTACATTGAGCCAGAAGAATAATCAATGAAAGCTAATCTTATCAAATGGGCTATCCTAGCCCCAATCATTATTGGGCTAGGTATCCTGTTCGCGTACTATCATTAAAAGGAAAGGTGGTGAGAAAATATGCTGAGTATTAAAGACCGTTTCATCAATCTCGGCGTGTTCGCAGGTGTGGCGGCACTAGCTGTCATTCTGGATAACGTCGGGCTGTTCGGTGATGCCGCTGGTCAGGTAAGTGGGTTGGGACTAGCTCTAGCTCCTGGAGTCTCTGCCCTAGCTGGCGGTCTAATCCAGTTTCTGATTGACCTGATAAAGGGTGAAGAGAAGAAAGAGGTAATGTAGTAATACCCCGGCAGTCCCCAAACGAGGCGGGGAGACCGACGGCAGCACGTGCCGCCGGATAATCATAACCAATTCGTGAAGGGTCAGATGGGGCTGACCCTGGACTAATAAAATGACACTATATGAATGGCTATGGGCTGCTGGCCTATTTGTCCTATTTTGTTTCGTCTGCATAGCCCTACTAGATTTTTTGGTGTGGGGCTGGTGGCGGAATCTCTAATTGTAATATGGCAAAGGCCGTTCTTGGAAGGTGTCCGCACGAATGGCTTACCAAAGAGTAAACCATAAAAGGTGGTTTAGTGACCTCAACTGGACCCCACGAGAATGGCAATCTAAAGGTCTCAAAGCCCTGAATGAGGACGGCAAGCGCTTTGTAGCAACTTTCTCGTTTCCCCGTGGTGGCAAGAGTGTATTCGCGGCAAAGTATGTAGGCCCAAGATTACTACTTCCTGATCATCACGCATGGGTCGTGGCACCTACCTATGAGTTGGGCTCTAAAGAGTTTATGTATGTCTACAATGACCTTCTCGAATTGGGCTATCTTAACATTCGGGGGGTTACTCGGCACAAAGATGTCCGTGGCGGAAACATGGACATTACTTTTCCGTGGGGCTCGTTCTTACGTGTCAAGTCTGCTGAACAGCCTTTGGGCTTACGTGCAGAAGAGTTAGACACACTAATACTCGCTGAAGCGTCTGGATTAAGTGAACTAATTTATTATAATCACCTGTATATCCGACTAGAGAAGCGTCAGGGTAAGGTACTAGTTCCTACTACTCCCAAAGGCTACAACTGGATATATGACGCCTTCCGTATTCCCTCAATGAAGACTGTCCGTGGAAGGCCGAACGACAAATATGACCCTGAATTCTTTAGCCTAGTTATCACAGCAGACCCTGATTTGGTTCAATCTGACGATCCAGGCTTTGCAGACATTTATGAACCTAATGTCTATCCGATTGAACGTGTTAGAGAATATCGTAACCGAATGCCTTGGCCGATCTACCTTGAACAGGTAGGTGGCTGTTTCTCAAGTTATGCTGGGTTAGTTTTACCGTATGACCGCGTTAAACATCGTATCCCCGCCTTCCTAGTTCCTGACTATTGGACACACTGTATAGGCTGGGACCAAGGCACAGGCGGTCTAAACGACCCAACAGCAATACTCATTTTTAGCTATAACGAGAACGGCCATGTCCACTTCTGGGCGGAACACAAAGGACTCCCTGACGCCACAGCAGCCCAACATCTGGCTGCCGTTCGTACTATTCTCGGTCCTAATAAGTCTCTCTCTGCTGTGGGCGTTGACCCCAGTGCTAAACAGGTACGGATTGAATTACAGAAACTGGGTCTGTCCTCCAGTATCGCATTTGATAAGTCAGTAGAAGCGGGGATATTGAGGCTGACTGAGTTAATGAATAGTGGTTCGTTTTTCATCCATGAAGGTAAGTGTCCTAACTTTGAACATGAGCTTGAAAGCCTCCAGTGGGATGAAAAGAAACGTGGCAAGGTTAAAGAAGGCCAGGATGACCACTTCTTTGACGCAGCCCGCTATGGCACTTTACTTGAAGTCCCTCGCCCAGTTGATACAGGACTCAAATCCCTGGGGCCGTATGCTCAAGACCCTGCGTGGCGCGCTGGCTGGAAGGAAGCTATAGCACTACAAGAAAAAGCATTCTTTGAGCAGATGTTTCCAGAGGCTGAAGACCCGTGGGCAGATCAGAGAGTGTTAGAGAACTTTGATGATAGTGGAGATGAGTGGGTATGAATAGTACTAGTAGTAATTATTCTGTGACTGACTGGAGCGGAGATTACTGTACCTGTAACCGATGTCCCTGCTGTGGGAAGCTGGTGACAGCGCCTGCTTATCCAGTTTACCCAATATGGCCTAATCCATATAGTCCCTACTGGCCCACTTATCCTAACCCATATATCACTTGGACTACAACTGCATGTGGATCAACAGAGCCGACTATTTCAAGCTAATTGCCCGTGACGCAATCAACGCAGAACGGGATTCACAGGTATTAGACCTGAAGCGTCAGATTACTGAGCTAAAAGAACAACTACGCCTTGCTCAAGAGCGTACTGACCGTGAGCAGCAGCGGGCTGATAATGCACTTGATTGTCTCGCTCTGACTCGTGGTGGTGAGCATGTCAGCCCTCCTGTCAGACCATCTGTTCCCGAAGATGACCCCTTTGCTGAAGATGCCGCTATTGTTGAAGACATCCAATATCAGATTAAACAACGGGGACCACTTGAGGTCCTTATGAGTCACTAATGCTTGCTGGTGGATACATTGAGTACCCTTCAGGACCTGATGACCATGAAGGGATTAAGACCTACGCAACCAATCTTATCGAAGCCACTAAGGGCTGGCGGTTTGATTTGGACCGTGGGAACATGCAAAAAATATTATACTATTTGGGCCACCAGTGGGTTACTTATGATCGTAGCCTAGCAACTTGGCGTCCTATTGGATTACGTAAGACTACACCCCGACCTGTTACTAATAAGATTGCTCCATTAGTTAATAACACTATCTCTCGGCTAGCGCAGCATAAAGCTCCTTTAACCTTCCGTCCAGGCGGTATGGAGGCTGAAGACGTTGTTGCTGCAGGCGTAGCTGAGGATGTGTTACGGGTTGTCGGTAAGGAATGTAATCAAAGAGCACTACGGCCTATTGCAGCTAGATGGTTGTCATTAACTGGTAATGTTTACTTAATTAACAGTTATGATAACAGTCCAGAGTCTGGTGTTCAGTTTATCCAACATGAGCAGGATGCTCAGGGACATATTCTACCCCCTGACGTTATTGAAGACAATGGTGGTGCCTGCCCAGAATGTGGTGAGACAGCCTTTCGTGCAGCTATTGATCCTCTAACGGCTGCACCGATTGGTCAGTTCATACCTCGTGGTCGCCACCAAACAGAAGTAAAGTCATTATTCTCTACGTTATATGATCCTGAAGCTGAATCTATTCAAGACTCACCATACTTCTGCTTATCTGAGACAGTCCCTGAAGACTGGGTTGTGCAGACTTATGGTCAGGACATGCTTGAAGGGTTAGATGTTGAAGAATCTGGTGATACTACACAATTCTTCCTACAGGCCCTAGCGTATGTCACTTCTGGTACAGGCGCAGAAAGAGTGTCTGTTGCCGGGCTTCGAGCAGGACGACGGGTTAAAATCCGCCGTATCTGGATCAAACCTCGATATGATAAAGCACCAAATGGTATCTATGCTGTCATACTCGGTCAAGATAAGGTGGCAGAGTCCGAGGAATGGGCCTACCAAGATGACCAAGGCAAACGATTTTTAAATGTCGTGCATATCCAATTCGATGGACGCCCAGGCTCATGTATTGGGCGCACTCGTGTAGATGACCTCATACCCAAACAAGACGAACGTAATCTCATTGAGTCGCACTTTCTGCTGCACACCCGTCGTATGTCAAATGCGGTTTGGCTGGTGCCAACCGGGACGGGCATTGGGAAGGCGACCGGAGAGACTGGGCAGGTTTTATCATACAACCCAGTCATGGGGGCACCGCCACCTACCCGAGTAGCCGGTGTGGCCCCTCCGCAATTTTTAACTCAATGGATGACGATTATCGACCAGGAAATGGATATGCTATGGGGGACGTATGAGATTGGTCGTGGTGAGGTTCCTGAACGTGGTGGAGATTTAGCATTTGTATCACTTCAACTTCTTGACGAGAGAGCCCAGCAGGCTCAAGCGACTGTCACGGAGAACTGGACAGTCGGCTGGATGGAATGGGCTAACCAACACCTGCACATCTGGAGGCAGTACGCCGATGCTGAACGTACACTCGCAATTGGCGGGGGTAAGTGGGCCGTTAAGAAGTTCAACCAGGCCAACCTGGCAGGCGGCATTGACATGGACGTGGACACAGGTACGTTCCGTCCCCGTTCACATATTACCGTCCGTGGTACGCTGGAACAACTCTTCCGTTGGCGAATCCTGAACCCTGCTGATCCTCAAGAGAGATTTAGAGTCCTCCAATTGTTAGGCTTGCCTGAGATTATGGAGGACTACCGGCTGGACTGGACTCAGGCTAACCGTGAGAATGATGAGTTAGTTGAACAGTCAGCCCAGATTGACCCAATGATGCTGCAGATGCTGATGCAGCAGGGTCAGCCTCAAGGTCAACTAACACAAGGTCCTACTGGACCAATGGGTACACCTGGGGCACCTATGCTGCCTCCAACGGGTTTAATCCCGCCACCGCAGCCCTGGGAAAACCATACAATTCATATTCATATCCACCGACAGTTTATCATGTCGGATAAGTTCAAAGAGTTGCCTCCACCTGTCCAACAGATGATGCTAATGCACATGATGCTGCACTATCAGATGGCGACTGCTATGATGCAACCACAACGTCAACCTGGGCAGTCTAGTCAGACTTCAGAAGAATCAGCATCCAGTAAAGAATCACAGAAGGCAGCACAGCCTGGGTCAGATATTCCAGGTGAGCAGTCAGCGGAGTAATTATGCCAATCTCAGGTGCACGTTATCGGGTTAAGACAACCAAGTCTGGTAAGAAGGTTCGTCTAGCCTTTAAGGGCAAGGGTAAAGTTGTAGAAGCCAAGAATCTCAAAACAGGTGCTACTCATACTCCCAAAGAGTTCGAGAAAGACAGGGCATACTTTCGTAAGGGATAAATTATGCACGCTAAGGGTGGAATGTCAAAGAAGTATCATAATATGACTTCAGGCGGCTATGAGAAGCTGTCTCACATGATGAAGAAGGGTCAAACACCTAAAGGTAATTATAGAGTCAAAAAGGCTAAGGGTAAGAAGTAATGCTCGCTTTACTCGGCATGGTGTTCGGCCCAGTCATTAAGATAGTCGGCAACTGGATTGAACATAAGCAATCCATGCAGAAGGCCAAACAAGAGGCTGAGATTAACTGGGCCTCTACAATGGCTGAGGCATCTAAGACTTCATGGAAGGACGAGTATCTCACAATTGTCTTTACTGCGCCTATGGTCTTTGCGATGTTTGGTTGGGATGAACCCTTGTCTACACTACTAGCAATCTTAGAAACGGCCCCTGGTTGGTATACGACTGTCATCTTAACTATTGTATCTGGAAGTTTCGGAATGAATCTATTGGATCGTTATAAACTCGGTAGTGCTAAGACTGAATATATTAGAGAAGCTATAAAGAAGAACGGTAACAGCGGTAGTAATGAGCCGCCTACACCGCCTGATCCAATGTCCCATACAAAGCCTGGAGTGACATTCTGATGCCCTGGAATCCTGTTACAGGTAGATATGAGGGTGAGTCTGCAGTCACCTCACAGCTTCCACCTGAAGTTGTCGAGGCAGAGCGCAGGCGTCGCATGACTCCTGCTGACGAGGCAGTAGAGTCATTAGCAAGAGAGGAAGGCCGTTTACTTGCTGCCTCTCGATTATTAGGAAGTGCTGGTGGTGGTACATCCTCAAAGGCACTTGGTGCTGTTATTCCTACAGCCGCGTTGAAGCAAATGGTCGGTGAAATCGTCCGCTCTATCCCCCGGCATCTTCGTCAGAGCCTTCGGCCAAGTCGACGGCGCATTAACGTAATGGAGCAACCCGCAGCGGAAATGAATAGATGGTTCGATCCTATGCCAGGGACCTTTGGGCGAGTGGGCGGCTACACCAGAGTGCATGGCATCCCTGGGGAAGGTACACTCGACTATGCTACGGGTAAGTCATTGCCAAAATCACTCGAAGAGATTGAAGTTCTGGATCAACTACCTGAAGACTTTAAGCGGCAGACCCTAACGCATGAAATTGCTGAACATGCACGACGTGGTTGGAAAAGACTTCTACCTATGGCAGAGGGCTCCCTAAGCGCGTTAGCGGATAAAATCCCCGGATTTAGACGTTCCTTGACGAAGAGAGGGTACGACCCCTTAGATATTCAATATGAGGGGCCTGCTCACCTAGTTGAGCTGACACAGAAGCCCCGGTACTACCAGACTGGCGGTGAGGAGGCTGCTCGTCAATTCTATGTTGAAGAGCGGCGGCGGTTGAATAAGCTAGCTGAGATGGAAGCCAAGAATAAAGGTATTGCAAAGGCGCTTGGGCTGACACGCGAAAAAGGTCGTGCGGTTTATATGGACTAGTTATACCATTCCGCAGCCCTGAACAACGTACCTGGATAAAACACAATAAGCCTGCCATGTACCATAAATGGAAGGCTGAACACGGGACTAAGATTGTCCTGAGTAGGCATAAGCTAATCAGTGGCATGCCCAAAAAGAAGAAATAACCCTAACGTCACAGTCCACGTTACGGACTGCTTGGAGGACTAATGTTACAGTCATTGGATGAAAAGTATATGTTCACCCTTGCCCCAGACGAAAAGGGTGGAGCAGCGGATTCATCCCCTGCTGAAGAGGAAAGTGAGCCTGAGTCTGAAGAACCTGAGCAAGAGGCTGAAGGCGCTGAAGAGGAACATGAGGAGCCAGTTAAACCTGCTCCTGGTGTTGGCCCAAAGAAGAGGTCTGACGGCCCTCCTGTCGGGAGCCCTCGCTGGAATCAGATATACGCCAAAGCCAAGAATGCTGATCGTTATGCACAATTTGGCTCACCAGAGCAAGTTGATTCTCAATTAAGACGGTTACAGCGATACGATGAGCAGATTGAAGCAGCTACAAAGAAGGCTGGCGCTGACTCTGATGAAACTGAAGAGTTAAAGCTTGCCCGTGAGAAGGTTGAAGCCCAACTCAAGAAGATGTTCAAATGGTTTGATAAGGTCGAACCAGCCTTAGAGGATCAGGAGATCACTAGAGAGAGTTTGAGGCAACGGGCGGCTGAACAAACAGTCGAAGTCATGGAAGCTCAGGGCTTAGAGGTTGACGAAGAGAGTTATACAGCTTTCTCGAAAGTCCTGGGTGAGATTATTGCTAGTGACCGACGACTGTTTCTAATCTATAAGACTAACCCTGAGCGTGCAGTTAAAGATGCTGCTGAGAGATATGCTGAACCGTTCCGTCAAACTGATGAACGTAAGAGGAATGCTGCCCTTATCAAGGCTAAAGAGCCTCATAAGGGATTACCTAAGACTGCTCCACGGTCCGCAGGGGGTCCTGGTGGGGCGAAGCCGCCTGCTGAACCCCAGTCAATAAAAGAGGCTGAAGCTAGGTTCCTTGAGGGACTAAAGCAGCTTAATAGAGGATAAGACTAAAATGCCAGCGACGTTATCAACAATGGCGTCTCTGTTCAAAGAGACGTATGAGGCTGGAGTCAAGAATCAGTTGAACTCTAGTCGTCCGATGCTCAAGTACTTTGAGATGTTGGATACGAAGGATTGGACCGGACTGGAACATGTGGTTAAAGTCCGTGTGAACCGGAACCGGGGAGTGTACTTTGCCGCAGAGCGTGGTGCGCGTCCAACTGCTGGTCAACAGCGGCTTGAGAATATGCGTATCCCGATGCGGTATTTGTATGGCCAGATCGAAGTGACGAAACAGCTTATGGAGGCATCACGGTCCAGTGAGTCTAGTGTTGCCCGTGGGCTGCGGTTTGAGATGGACGGACTGGTTGACGACCTGCGTATTCAGTCACAGTTCGCTATGTGGGGCTTTGGTGTCGGTATCCGGGCATTGCTCCAGGGTGAGCCCGGTACAGATACTAGAGCAGAAGTTGACGCCCCTGGTGGGGTTGCCGGTGCGACTAACGGTGCCCGCTTCCTGAATGAGGGGGATCAGGTTGTAGCGATTGACCCAGCAACTGGCTCACTGCGGGCTGGTGGGACTCGGGAAATCACAGGAATTGCCACAGACGGTACGTTCTTTGATGTGGCTGCTACGATCAATGCTGCCTGGGCTGATAATGACTATGTTATCAAAGCCTACGGTACTGACGCATCTATCGCAGTGAATAACACGGACTTCAATCATACCCCGATGGGTATGCTAGGTTTGGTTGACGACGGGACGTATAACAACAGTTACTTTAGCCTGTCCCGGACATCGTTCCCGATTATGCGTTCGACGGTTATCTCTGGCGTCGGCGCTATCTCTGGGGACGTGATTATGCGGGGTATCCACAGCGCACGGAGTATCGGTAAGGGTAAGATTAGCATGCTGTGGTGTGAAGACTCTGTGCTTCGTGCGTATATCACTTTAACGAACGACCAGCGACGGTATACTGGGGGCGATCTTCTAACCCCTGATGCCGGTACGGCTGCTGCAGGCCAGGACGACGAATCTAACTCTGGCCTGAAGTTTGGGCGTATCCCGATTCATATTGACTTGGATGCGCCTTACGGGATGATGTTTGGTTTGGATACTCGGCCCTTTGCTCGGTATGTGATGAATCCGGGCTCATGGGTTGATGATGATGGTAACACTCTGTTCCGGTCAGCTACTCTAGTTGACGACTTTACAGCAGATTATCGGCTGTGGGAGCAGTTTGTGAACTTCCAGCCAAACACTAGCTTTCGCCTTGAGGGCATAAGCGCAAATGTGGTGGCTATTCACCGCGTGTAAGGACAAACTGAGTGGTTCGTTATCAGACTATCTATGGTATTACTGTAGAGGAATATAACAAACTACTCATATCCCAAGGGGGTCTGTGCTGTATCTGTTACAGACCCCCGAAGAAGCGACGACTTGCTGTAGACCATAATCACAGGACGGGTCAGGTTCGTGGTCTCCTGTGTGCGAATTGTAATCGCGGCCTGCGTTGGTTTTATGATGACCCGGTAAAGCTGCGTAAGGCCGCTGAATACTTAGACACCGTTGACATAAGGATTGTCAACGCACTAAAACCAAAGACGTAACCGTGCCCGTCACACGTAGTTTTCTAAGGAGATATAATGCGTAAGGTCAAAACACCCAGAGAGTTACTAGAGAAAGTCAAGGATACTGAGTCAGATATTGACCCAAACCTTGGCATCCCTTTCGAGACGCCCCCATACGGTGCTCAGGGCGGAATGAAGTGGACGTACAACCGTTGGGACCAGAACTTCTCGATTATCTTTGATAGTCGAGAGGAAGCCTGGGGTCCCCAATGTTACCGCCTTGTCAGTATGGATTTAGCTAAATTCGTTGAACGGAAGGGTTATCTCAAGTTTGACCCGATGGGCAAGAGCAACATTAAAGCACTTGTGACTCAGGATGACAAGGAATATGGTCAGCCTCTCCCTGCCGGTACTGAAAGACCCATTGAGGTGTTACACCGTGACGGGATTGAGGCACCTAAAGAAGTCACTCTGATTCCAATTCCTAAATAACAATCTACCCTAAGTGAGATGTATAACAATATGTTATACATACACTGATTGATGGGAGATACGTAAAATGACTCCTGAACAGATTTTCATGCGCCTTGATGGTATGATGGGCTTCTCGCTTGGCAGTGTGTCCGGTGGGGGTACTACAGCTCGTCAGGGCAACCAGAATGTCGAAGAGTGGGTACGGGCGATTAAGAACCTTCTACGATCGCCTAATTACCGCTACTTAGACGATTATGAATTTGCAATCCAGTTTGACGTGGATGAGGATGGG